CTGACAGCGACCTAATGAGCCTAATCAGTGAGACTAACTCTGATCTTGATGCATTAGACGCTGCTCCAGAAGAACATGATGAATCAATGGAAGGTCTTGAAGGACTTCTTGATATGCCAGCCGATGACAATGATTTAATGGCCAAGCCAGAAGAGTTGAAAGACCTTCAAGTCAAGCCAGGAACTAATGTCGAAGTGGTTGCTTCACTAGGTAGCAGAGAAGGCCGTAGCGCTCTTCGTGCTAAATTAGCTGCAGAAGCACTTAAGACCAGCCCACATCTTCACGAAGCTCATCCAAAGGGTGGATTCACAACTGAACTTGATGTAAAGCCAACTGGTAATCTTGCAGAAGTTGAAGATCTTGAGCAAATCCATGACGCAATGTTAGATTTAGCTAACGCACCACCAAAGGTTCGTAAAGAAGCAGAAGCTATCTACAGATTAGTTAGCGAAGGCAAGTTAGACCCAGCAGACCTTGATGCATTAGTCTCAGAAGGATTAGACAAGGATGCAGTTGCTTACTACAAGAAGTTCTTCGGTCAAGTTGACGGTGGTTCTGAGTTTGCAAGTGAATTAGTCAAGGAGCACGTTAAGGCTCAAATGGAAGAAGAGCTTAATGGTTACAAAGTCAAGCTTGCAAGAGCTTACGAGTTAGCTTATGACATGGTAGACCGTGGTCTATGCGCAAGTGACAGAGGCTCAGTTTCTTCTCAAGTAGATGAAATTATGAAGTTTAACAACGACAGCTTTGAGTCATTGAAGAAGGTAGTCGCAAGACACGCTCCATTGTTGTCAAAGACCGCTGGCCGTATGCCACAAGTTGGAATGATTGGATCTGGTGATGTCAACACCTCTGCTCCTTCAAGTGAGAACTTGTTTGATCAATTGTCTGCAGCATTTGCTAAGACTTCCAAGAAGATGTTTTAAGCATAAACACTAATAGAGGAACACAATGAGAAACAATAGTGTATCAGATTTTGTCGCTGCAGCCATGGATGCAGCACTAAGAAGTGACGAACATAAGTCTTTGTTCGGAACTCAATACAAGTTTGCATCAGATCAAAACGATGCTAAGTGCACCAAGTGCGGAGATGACTCTTGCAAGTGTGGTGACTCAGCAATGGCTGATGATAACGATGCCAAGAAAGGCAAAATGCCACCTTGGTTGAAGAAAGATGACTCTGACTCTAGTAGTGCTGACGACTCTTTATTCGCAGATGATGAAGACTCATCTGCTGCTGATGACAACGACGCTCGTAAAGCAAAGAAAGATTCTTCTGATGAAGATTCTTCTTCTGCTGATGACGAAGAAATGTCAGCAACTGCTGCTTTCGCAGTTGCTATCGACAGTCTACTTACCGCTTCCGCCGCACTTGACTCAGTCGGTATGGCAAAAAGCTCAGCTTTCAGCTTAAAATTAGCATCAATTGTTGTTGAAGCTAAGAAGAAGAAGGAAGAATCTAAGAGCGATTCTAACGACGCAAAAGATAAGGCCGCCGCTAAAGCTAAGAAAGAAAAGGAAGAAGCAGCTAAGAAGAAGGCTAAGGAAAAAGAAGCTCGTGACACCCAAATGGCAAAAGATAAGGCTTCTAAGGAAAAAGAGAAGGCCAAGGCTGCAAAAGAAAAAGAAGCAGCAAAAGCTAAGGCTGATAAAGAAAAAGCAGCCAAAGAAAAAGCTAAAGCTTCTTCTAAGAAGTAATTCTTTCAACTGAATAAGGGTAACTATGTTTAAAATCGGCAGTTTCGGAGATGAGATATATGAGTCTATGGGCAAAAAATTGGCTTCAAACCAATTGGAGACCAAGCATGGATTTAGTAAGCTTGCCAAAGCTGCCGATTTCCTTAATGCTGCTGCTACCATTTTTGAAAAAGCTGGTATGCAAGCAGAAGCTAATGAAATAACTAAAGTGTTAGAAGATTTAGCCAATCAAATGGCGGGCAAATGATTAAGAAAAGCGTTTTTGAAGATGAATTGATTGCAGGGATGCAAAAAAGATTAGCTCAACCAGAAGTTGATGAGGCAATGGAGCACATTGTTGATGCTGCTGATCTTTTAAATGCTGCAGCTGAGATTTTTGAAGAAGCTGGAATGACTAAGCAAGCTGACAAAGTACTAAGTATCTTGGCAAAGATTGCTATTCAACATCATCAAGAAAAAGAACAACATAAGGCACGTAAAGCCCCAGTCGATCATGCTACTAAAGGATTAACTCCTCAGAAAATGATCCAAAATTTATTGCATCATGGTACTGAATTTAATATGGCTGATGATAACTCAGCAGATGATCTATTAAATGCAGACATTGACGACAAGTCATTAGAAGTTAATGAAAAAGATCCGTTGCACGAAATGGATTTTGAAGACGAGATTTAACTGTTATATTAAGTATGAGAAGGTATAGTTAAATAAAAGGACCCTCATGCTCAGACTTGTTCAAGTTGGTAATACTCTACCAGCATCATTTATTTGTGACCCATCAGCTGAATTTCAGCCAGGTCAAATCGCGGAGCTTACTATTATCGGTAACCAAGTTATGGCTACTGTCAGTAATGGTACAGCTCCTATTGGCGTTATTGATGACATTAAAACTAAAGCTTTTACCAACGTTTCTTGGAATGAAACTATTATTGTTCCAGCTGTTGGAGTTTTAAATACCGCTGGTAAATACGTAACTCCAATTGATATTAAAGCAGAATTAAAAAAGCCAAATATCATCCCAGCCAGTTTTAATTCTACTGTCAAGGTAGTATTAAATCCAATTAATGGAGTTGTTACTTTTCTTGCAGGCACTGAATTAAATACTGACCTAACTGGTAGTGGTACTCCAAATGCTATTAAGACGATAGTAAATTATACTTATTATGTTGCTAATATTCCTGGAGACGACAGTACAGCTGGTTCATTGCGTGTGACTGTATGGTTCAATAGAATGTTTTTTCAAACAGATCAATTTGAAACCAATCAACAATATCCTGTTCGTGCTAATTTATATGTTAGTGAAACGGGATTTTTAACGACCAGACGTCCAAGTGGAATTCATCCTGCAGTTGCAATGGTGACGGCTCCACCTACTCCAATTAATCCAATGTTGGAAGTTTTATGGTTTTGAAAACCGAAAACGCTTGATATATAGTGCTTTGGAGGTCATTATGACAAAAGAGGCACAAGACAATCGAATTCATTATCTTTATCGTATAATTAATAAAATTAACGGAAAAATCTACATAGGGCAAACAGTAGAACCTGATAAGCGCTGGTATCAACATCGTAGAGATGCTGCTAATCCAACAATGGTTATACATCATGCAATTAATAAATATGGAGCAGATAATTTTGAATTCGAAGTAATTGCAGGATGTAAAACTTGGGATGATGCTAATGATACAGAAACATTATTAGTTTCTCAATATAATAGTTTAGTTAGTGAGCAGGGGTATAATGTTTCACTTGGTGGATACAATGCGCCAAAATCAGAAGAGTGGAAGCAGGCTATGAGAGATTGGCATGCTTCTTTATCTCCTGAAGAGAGGCAAGAGATAAGTAAAAAACAATCAGAAGCAACCATCAATCAAATCGCTACACAAGGTCACCCAGCTCAAGGTCGTATTGTAACTGAAGAAGAGCGAGAGTTGTACCGTAAAATAAGATTAGACAATCCAATTGAATATACTGAAGAGATTCGTAAGAATATGTCTGAATCTCATATTGGAAAAGTTATTCCTGAAGAGCAAAGAAAGAAGATGGCGGCTGGAGTTCAAGCCAATTGGGATAAACGCAATGCCGAACGATTTGCAACGGGAGAAATCAAATGCAATGCTCCTGGATGTGAGATATTCGGCAAGGCAAAGTATAAAATCATTGATGGAGTTCGCTATTGCAATAAGCATGGATTAAGGCTTTTAACGACTGGATTTCTTGAATTGCAACCGCGTTCTTCTCACAATAAAGGTGTGCCAATGACTGAAGAAGCTAAAGAAAAGGTTAGATTAACTAAATTAGCAAACAAAATATCTCTATAATGTAGTATTATTGTTAGGAATAATCTATTCATTGGGGTAAAACTTATGACGTTCAAACACACAAAATTTGAGGACTCTGTCACTATGCGATCCTTAGAAAAAGTCGCTAAAGATAAGGGTTGGGTAAAGCAAGAGGACATGATTAAATCAGCGGCTCCTCAAATTGATTTAACGCCATCTGGAGTTTTATCTATTGATATCTTGAAACTATGCTCTGGCTTACGCTATAATGGTTTTCACAAATATGCAGACGAAATAGAATTAAAGTTCGTTAACTATAAGAGGGCAGCAACATCTGTATATGATACTACTGGTGAAACCGGTGAGGATTTAGTTGACGCTGCTCATCCAAAAGGCAGTCACAAAATGGAAGATGTTGCAGGCGATGCAACCTTCCATACTATTGTAGACAAGCACTTAAAAATGTTGGATGTTGTTAATAAAGAGCCAAAAGGCAAGCTTGCTAACAATATAGATATTCTTAATGCTGTGAAAACGGTTTTAGGACAGGAGACTAGTGAATCCCCAAAAGGATCAAGCATCGGTGAGACTGCCGTAGGCATCGGTGCGGGCGTTGGAGGAACGGCTCTATTAAAATATGTATGGAACAGAATTCAACAAGCTGGCCTTCGAAGAATGATCAGTAAACAAGTTACTGATGCTGTGTTAAAAGGTATTCAAGGTGACATTACCAAATTTCAAGCTGATGCTATTACTAAACAATTGGTAAAAGAATTGGGCTCAAATGCAGGTAAAGTTTTAGGCGAAGATGTTGTTAGTTCTGTTGCGGGTAATGCTGCAAAGAGTGTTGGCACTGAAGTTGTCAAAAATGTAGCACAAACTGGCGTAAAAGAAGTTATTAAAGATAGTCCAGGCATTTGGTCCAGATTATTGGGTGGTGCAGCAAGAATTGGTGGAGCTGAAATTGGTGGAGGAGTTGCTGGAAGTGTTGCAGCTTTTTCTGCAGCAGTTTTAGTTGGAGCCATTGCTGGAGCAATTGTTGGTAATGAGTTATTTGATCACTATTTGGCTCCTGCAGAATTGAAAGATGCTGGAGAAAAATTGTATGAAGCCGCTAAAGATTCAGCAGATGCTTTGCCAAAAGAAGCGATAGCCAGTATTACAAACTTCAAACAAGCTTTTGATGAAGTAATGGCTAATTACCCAGTTATACAATCTCTTAAAGATTCAAAAAAACCTGAAGATCTATTACAGTTAAAAAAACTACGTGATGCTTTATTAAAGAGCAATCAATATGCTATTAGTTTAAGTGGATGGGGCCGAAGTGCTTTAGCAGATCAAAAGTGGTATCAACTAAAGGGATTTGGTAATTTAGTTGCTTTAGGAGTTAATTACTCTGAAGTGGTAGATAGAATATTTGTCCTTATGACTAAGTTCATTCAAGATGCAGATAAAATCGCACAACAAAATCAACAAAATACAGTAAATCAAAATGGTGGACAAGAAACAGCTAAATTAACTCAAGACTATCAAGCTGTTATTCAAGAGCTTGCACAGTTTAAAGATATTGTTGAGGCTAAACAGTTGCCAGCAGATAAAACCACTAAAATAGTAAATTGGATTACTGCTATGAATAAATATGTGTCTGGAGAAAAAACTAAATTTGATGGTACTAATGCGGCCAGTAAACCTTTAGTTGCAAAAGATTATGATGCCAGATTAAATGAAATCAAAACCAGAATACAAAACGTTAGAAAGAAACTTGCGCTATGAATAAAAAAGAGCTCGTAAATCTAATAAAGAAAATTGCACAAACACCTCCTGCCAGAGATAATGATTTAGAAGGTGCACCTCCTCCAGGAACAAAACCTGCCGCTCCTGCCAATTCTGGAGCTGTATCTGGAGATCCAAATATCAAGGTAATGCAAGGAGCTTTAGTTAATCTATCTAAAACTTTCACTTCTCAACGAACTGATTTAAAACCTTCTACAGAGCCAACCAGAAAATCATTTGCTGATTATGTTTCTAATAGCTATCTTAAAGATCCAAACGGAGGAGCAAGTCCAGTTTTAGATTCACTTAAGCAATTAAGCGATCCTAAACTTGGGGGTTTTCCTATTGATGGTAAATGGGGTCCAAAAACTTACACCGCATTACATAGAGTAACTGATTTTGCATCTTCTTTGATGAAGATGGTTAAACAGTTTAGAATTAATGTAACATCATATTCTGAAAATGATTTAAATGGATTCATTGGATTTATTGAGGGAGATAAGTTGACTCAAAAACAAAAAGTTGATAATGCTCAAGAGATAACCAAACATATTAATGCTATTTCTAACTTATACGCAGAAGTTATGAAGTCTGTTATGTCGAGCCCAGCTATGAAAGAAAAGATTGAAGGTATGCCTGCTGAAAAAACTTCTGCATTACCACCGCAAGTAGTAGAAGCTTTGAATGCTAAGTATAATCAGTTTATGATTACTCATCAATCTGATGCTGGATTTTTACAACAACCAATTACTGTGAGTGATTTTGCAAGCAAAGACGCTCTACAAGCATGGAAAGATAAAAATATGGCTGGGGCCAATATTCCATTAACTGGAATAATTAAGCAACTTAAACAACAAGTTGAAAAACTATAAGGAGACATAATGTCTTTCATTTATGACGATAAAGATTTAATCAACAAGTTGTTAAATTTTGGCTCTGAGTTTGAGCAAAAATATGTAAAACTTG